AAGCGCAACGCGTATCAGGTCTACGTCACCGGAACCGTTGGCGCGACTCGGCTTGAAGAAGGCCGCTGCGTGATCATCAACTGCGTCTAATAGGAGGCTAGATCATGCCTGCGTACCTTTCTCAAGAACTTGCGGGGACTACTACCGCAAACCAAACGGCAGCGGCAGTGGGCTATCGCCCGCGTGCCTCTGCTCAACTGGCAAACCTGCGGCGCGTGCGCGGCACGTTTACTCTGGCAACGCAGACCACGTCCGACACGCTAGTGATCGGCGAACTGCCTGCCGGCGCGACGTTCGCGTATGGGGTCATCACAACGTCCGTAACGCTCGGCACCAGCACGGTTGCTGTCGGTATCACCGGCACGACCGGCAAGTACCGAGCAGCAGCGGTGTTCACCGCTGTTGATACGCCGACGCTGTTTGGCCCCGCAACTCAGGTCGGTGCCGTCGACCCGGCTCTGTCTGCCAACGAGACCGTCTTTGTCACGATCGCAGTGGCATCGCTTCCGGCGTCGGGCACGTTGGTCGTGGACCTGTACTACAGCTACCCGAACTGATGTTAGGGACGGGCGGGCTTCGGCCCGCCCTTTTTTCTCGGAGGAATTCCAATGGCATGGTATTACGGGATCAACCACGGCGCTGCGCAGGACACGGTGACCAGCGCAGCGACAACCACTTCCAAGGACATCGAAATCGTCATCAGCACGACCGCTCAGGGCCGAACCGGCGACCAGCGGCTTGATGTAGACGACGTGATCCTCGCGATCCGAAAGATCAAGGACTATGTGCTGGAATCTGGTCGCGAATACTGATAGGGGGCTGGCGTGGTAGCACTAGCAGCGGGCGCGACGGTTACTCAGGCATACGGCGCGCTTCAAGCATTGCGAATTGATGTCCCCGTCAATTGCAACGGGACAATCACGTTCACCCCGTTGGATGTCTCGACTGGCGATGTTATCGGATCGTCGTCGGAAGAAGGGAACAGCCGAAGATTCGGTCCTCACGCGGAGAAGTTCACGTTTGGGCCAATGGGGATATATGGCCGCTATACCCTTGTAAACGATCCAAGAAGCGCCGCATCGATTGATTATACGGCTACGACGGTCACCGTTGGCTCTAATGTCACGCAAGGCGCCACAACGATCACTGGCACCCTGAACGCTAGCGGCGCTTTCAGCACTAACCTCAACCCGTCCAGCACTGGTCAGGTGAACATTAGTCCAACCGGCACCGGCACTGTGACTATCGCCCCGGTCACGACCGGCAACATCAACAACATGAACATCGGCCAGACCACTCGCGCGCTTATGAGCGCGTCGCAGGTCGACGGCAACTATTACCGCGTCAACACATACTCGGATACGAGCGGAACGCCCGGTAACGCGACGATCGACTTGGGTGCTGGGCGATGCGCTTTTGCAGCGGCGGGAACCGCCGTGGTTGTGACCAACTCGTTATGCACTGCGACCAGCATTGTGATGGTGACCTTGCGGACGGTTGACGCAACACTGAAGTACGTCACGGCCACAACGGCTGCCGGGTCGTTCACGGTAACTGGCAACGCTGCCGCAACTGCAACGACGGTGTTTGACTGGTTCCTCGTCAGGAACTAACGGAGAGGCAAATTGGTAGCACTAGCCGCAGGCGCGACATTCACTGGGACATACGGTCCACTACAAGGGCTTCGGATCGATGTTCCGGCCAATTGCACCGGGACAATCACATTCACCCCGCTGGATGTTTGGACTGCTGAAGTCATTGGCTCGTTGCCCGAAGAAGGAAACAGCCGTCGATTCGGGCCTATTGCGGAGAAATTCACGTTCGGGCCAATGAACCGATATGGTCGCTACACATTGGTGAACGACCCCAGAAGTGCTGCGTCGATTGATTACAGCAGCACCACGGTAGTGCTGGGAACCGGCGTCACACAAGGTAGCACAACGATGACGGGCTCTCTCACGTTCACTACGGCGAACGTGTCTGCAAACTTTAGCCCGACCGGCACCGGCACGGTGACGATCAACCCAGCAACGTTTGGCACGATCAACAACATGAACATCGGCCAGACTTCGATGGGGCTGGGGAGGTTCAACCAGCTTCAGTTGTCGTACACCGACAACAGTGGGACGCCGGGTAACACGACGTTCAACACGGGCAGAGGGCGCCTCGCAATCGCGGCAGGCGCGTCAAGCGTCGTCCTGACAAACTCCCAAATCATCAGTGCCAACACGTCTGTGTACGCAATCATCAACCAAGCATCAGCGGATGCGACTCTGACTCATATTCAAAGGGTGCTGACTGCGGCAAACACGGCAACCATCTACGGCAACGCTGCCGCGACGGGCAACGTGATTGTTGACGTGATGGTTGTTGCGTAAATGGCGACAGTAACCGCAGGCCAGACATGGACTGATGTCCGGGGCGCCCTTGAAGGGTTCAGAGTCGATTGCCCACAAAATTGCAGCGGAACGATTTCCTTTGTCCCATTGGACCCGTTTACCGGAGAGGCGACAGGGTCTCTTTCAGAGCAGGGGAACAGCAGAAGATTTGGCCCTCACGCGGAGAAGTTCACCTTTGGGCCAATGGGCCGTTATGGTCGCTTTACGCTTGTAAGCGACAGCCGAAGCACGGGGATAATTGATATCACCGGCGCTACGACTACGCTCGGATCATTGACTAACGTGGGCGCCACAACAATCACAGGCGCCCTCACGTTCACGTCTGCAAACGTGTCGGCAAACTTCAGCCCAACCGGAACCGGAACCGTCACGATCAACCCAGCGACCGCTGGCACGATCAACAATATGCAGATCGGTTTAACTGGGCCGGGGTTTGCCAAGTTCAACGCGTTTGCGTTGTGGCTCACCTCGGACACAAGCGGCACGCCCGGTCCCGCAACAATCAATGGACCACGAGGTCGCATGGCGATTGCAGCGGGATCTTCCAGCGTCGTTTTGACGAACAGTCAGTTTTCTTCACCCCTCGCTTCGTGTTTTGTGTTCATTAGTCAAGGAACCGCGGACGCTACTCTGACAAGAATCGAGAGAGTCTCGGTCACAACAAGTTCTGCAACGATCTACGGCAACGCTGTAGCGACTGGCAACGTGGTTATCGACTGGATCGCTGTTGCTTAGTATGGGGGCGTGAATGGCATCGGAAGTACAGGTCGCTAATCGCGCGCTTACCAAGCTGGGTTCGTTCAGAATCCTGTCTCTGGATGACGACAGCAAGCCAGCGCGAGCGATAAAGAGCTGCTTCGACGATCTGCGTGACGACGAGCTGCGCAGCTACGGCTGGCAGTTCGCGTTGAAGCGCGTGCAGTTGGTTGCATCTGCAACCGCACCAGATCACGGGTGGACGTACCAGTACCCGTTGCCGGCAGACTTCCTCGCGCTCGACATGGTGAACGATCAGTTCCCGGCAGTGTCGCTCGACGACTACATCACCAACGACGTGATCGAGTATTCGCACGAAGCGAACGTGATCATGACCGACTTCACGTCGCCTCTGAAGGTCAGGTACATCGCGAGGATCACCGACCCCAATCAGTGGGATCCGAACTTCCGCGAGGTGCTGGCCTGCCGGATTGCAGTAGAGGTTGCCGAGGAACTGACGCAATCGGGTCCAAAGCGCCAACTGGCATGGGACGAGTACAAGCGAGCACTGGTGCGGGCGATTACGTCCAACAGCTTCGAGCGCCCGCCTGTGATGCTGGCAGACGACTCATGGATCATGGGTCGAATTTGATATGCCGAAAGTCGCACCGATCCGGTCGTCATTCAACGCTGGCGAGCTGTCGCCACTGCTTGATGGGCGCGTAGACGTTGCGAAGTACCAGTCCGGCTGCACGATTTTAGAAAACTTCATTCCGGCAGTGCAGGGTCCGGCAGTGCGCCGTCCCGGCACCAAGTTCGTTGCCGAGGTGAAGAACAGCGCCAACCGGACGTGGCTACACAAGTTTGAGTTCAGCAACACGCAGGCGTATGTTCTTGAGTTCGGCGACGGCTACGTTCGGTTCTTCACTCAGAACGGATCTCTTCAGTTCGCTGCGCCGTCCGCATGGAGCGCTGTCACCGCGTACACGATCGGCGATCTGGTGAGCTACAGCGGCGCCAACTACTACTGCAAGGTCGCGAACACCAACGTATTGCCGACCAACACCGGGTTCTGGCACGCGCTGACCGGAACGACCTACGAGGTTCCGTCGCCGTACAGCGCCGCGGACCTGATCACCGCAGATGGCACGTTCGGCCTGTCCGTTGCCCAGACCGGCGACATCATCTACATCGCGCACCCGTCGTATGCGCCGCGCAAGCTGGTGCGATACAGCAACACGCGATGGACGCTGGAGCAGGTCAACCTAAAGAACGGACCCTTCAAGACAGAGAACACGACCAAAACCACGACGGTCTACGCAAGCGCAAATACCGGCACCGTCACGCTGACGGCATCGAGCGCGGTGTTTTCAGCAGCGATGGTCGGGTCTCTGTTCTACATGGAGCCCGCCGACCTTTCGAGCGTGAAGCCGTGGTTGCCGGGTCAGGAGTTCAAGCACCCGACCAGTCCGTTCGGCGAGAAGCGTCGCAGCGACGGCAAGACATACTCGTGCGCAACTACTGGAGCACCGACGACCGGCAAGGTCTGGCGCACTGGCGGCGACAAGCCGATCCATACATACGGCACGCAAGCTGACGGTGACTACAACGCGAAGGACGGCACCAACATCGAGCGCGAGGGTCTCGACTGGACCTACGTCGACTCTGGCTACGGCATCCTGAAGATTGTCACCTACACGTCTGCAACTTCGGTCACGGCCACCGTTCAGACTGACTGGACGCTTCCAGCAGGTGTCGTCGGCGCAGGCAATGCGACGTGGAGATGGGCTCTGGCGTCGTTCAGCGGGGTCGAGGGCTATCCGAGCAAGGTTTCGTTGTTTCGCGAGCGCCTGACGTTCGCCAAGGGCCAGACGCTGTACTTCTCTTGCAGCGGTGACTACGAGAATTTCGCGGCGACCGACGACAGCGGGCTGATTGTCGATGACCGGGCGATTCAAGCGACCATTTCATCGGACACGGTGAACCCGATCCAATGGCTGGCCTCGACGCAGGCATTGCTGATCGGCACGAGTTCCGCGGAATTTTCGTGCGCAGAGAACGCAACAAGCGAACCGTTTGCTCCGGGCAACGTCAAGATCGAGCAGCAGAGCGGAGAGGGCAGCAGATCGGTC